ATGAATTTCTATACTTTTTATTCTTAACCCACCTAATCAAAGTAGCCGCTATATCAAAACCCTTACCATCTTCACGCTGTTCCCATAACCACGGTTTAGCGTGGTGTGTATTATGGAAACCTTCCGCTAAGAGTAAACCCCACCATTTAGGCATGTTATTCGCAAAACCTGACTGGTTTACATGTGGCTTACTCCATTTGACTAAATGTGGAACACTATTACTAATCAATGAACTAATGCAAACTAAGCTTATTGGAACTAAGAATAAAAAGTATAGG